AAATACTTCCCCTGCTGTCGGTGTTCCTACAAGTCCGCTTAACTTAACTTTTGTGCGTCCAGTGCCTTTTAATCCGTTAGTACCGTTTTCACCAAGCATTGCTTTATCAGCAAAATACACAAATGAGTTAAGCCATTCTATTCTTGCACCATTTGTTGCATAAAGGCCTACTGCTCCTGGAGTAATAAATGTAACACTGTGGAACAGCATACTTGCTTCTTTTGAGTTTGCTGTTGCTTGTTCGCCATCAAGTTTTGCACCCCTACCTGCATCGGCTTGATCAAATCCTCTTGGATCACTTGCTGATGTTACACTACCTTTTGTAATTACACTAATATTTTTAATGTAAGGTGATCTTGAAGTAACTTCAAAATTATTTGCAAAACTAAATGCCCAGCCTGTGTCATTTACGCTGTCATAGTAAAAGTCTGCAACAGTTAAATTCATTACACTTGATTCGCCTTGTAGTACAAAAGCGTTGTTATTATTTGTACCTGATGTTGGTGTAACTTTTACTGATCTAATTCCTTCGCCAATAATTGTAACGCCTGCTGGAACGTTTAGTGGAAATACTTCTTCATAATCTCCAGGATAAATGTGAATTGTGTCACCTACACTTGCTACACTCAATGCTTGAGCGATAGTTAAGAATGGATCTTGTGGATGTTCTCCGCTGTGTACATCGTCACCGTTTTTAGCAACATAAAAAACATTTCCTGGAGTTAATGTAAGATCTAAATCTCCAATGGTAAGACCAGCAGTTGTAATACTTGTTGCTGTTAAATCATTAAAATAACCGTGTGCCCACTTCTTAGTAGCATTACCAATTGTGTATGTATTTGTTACATCTGGAATTAAGTCAGACGCAATGTCTGCGTTAATTGTAACTGTGTCAGTGTCTTGATCACCAATAGTAATATCACCATCTGCACTGATGTTTCCAGTAGCGTGTAAATTACCTGTAACATTTGTGTTACCATAAAAATTAATAGTACCTGTACCATTAGGACGAAACTCTAAGTTTTGATTAGTTCCTAATGTACGGATTACACTACCGTCAATTTCAATATCATCTACCTGTAATCTATCCTGATAAATTACACTGTTTGGTGTAGCAATATTGAATATTGATTGTGTAGTAGAAATAGTATTAGTACCACCGTCAATAGTAATATTACCGATAGGTAATATGGTATCTAAAATATCTAATGTTTGAATTCTTGCTGATCCGTTTACATCTAATTCCGCTTGAGGAGATGCAGTCTTAATTCCAACTCGGCTATTATTAACATCTAAGTAAAGTAGATCCGTTTCAAACGCTAAATCTACGCCTTGGCGCAATAGATTTGCCTTTAAGAGCGGACCGGATATACGACCAACTGCCACCTTTTTCTCCTTTTGCGGGGATCATTTTGTCCCTCTAACCTGTTTTGACCTTCCCAATCGCTGGTTAACCACGGTTTGTCCTGCAACGGCTTGGTCGGCCTTTGTTGCATTAATAGTATTTATCGTTTTTTGGAATTACCCAAGTACAACACTATAAAGAAAGTTCAATTCTTCAGCGTATTCTAAGGTTACAGATTCACCCCCACCTGATGCTAATACCCATTCAGTTCCGTTATATGTTTCAAGGAATAATTTGCTTGGATCAGTATTAAAACGTGTGGTTCCTACTTCTGGATTTGACTGTCTTGTTGTATTATCACCGTATGGTACAACAAGCCCCATAGTTTGATCAAATTTAACAAACGAGTATATATCTGCTAATTGGAAGGTAAAAGGAGTATTAAGAGTATTAGTAATTGTGTTATTTTTAAAGATAAGATCTTCTTGTCCAATAGATCCTAAACCATTAGATAAAAACTGAATATCTGCATTAGGGGTAGCACTTGTTATTGTGTTACCGTCAATACTTAAACTGTTATCAGAATCAAATCTGTTAGTTTCAAGAATCTGACCATTTAGCAATGTATTTGTCGCGTTTCCTGTAACAAATCTAAATTCATTGTTTTGTAAATCAAAGAATGTGTCTCTGTCAGTATCGTATACTCCAGGAAAACTTACATTACCCCCACTGTATCCTTCAAAAATACCAATCGAACTGTTGTAACGTATATCACCTACGTTGTCTTTACGCTGTGCATTTGTACCTACAGGAAGTTGAATACGTGTTGTACTGTCTATAGTAAGTTTTGTATTAGGTTGTAATTGTAAATCGTCTATGTAAGATCCTAAAATATTGTTTCGAGCAGTAACATTATCAAAAACTACATTTCCTGTACTACTTGCACGTAATTCTAAATCTTCGTTTGTATTGTTTACTTGAATATAGTTTTCATTAAATGTAAAACTATCAAGTTCTAAACCATTTAGGTAAGATTTTTTCCATCTTTTTGTAGATGTTCCTAAGTCATATGTGTTCGTAACATTAGGATACAAATCTTGATCAAAAGGTGTATTAAAGTCTACTGTATCACTTGCTTGATCACCAATTCTTACCAATGAGCCACCAATTGTTAAACTTCCATCAAGTGTAAGTTGATCCATTCTAACATTTGTAGGAATGTTGTGTATATTGGAAGGTGAAGCAAAATTAATTGGTCCTGCAACTGATTTAATTGTGTTAGGTGCAATAATTCTTATAGCACCAGTTTCAATATTGCCGCCGTCAAAAAATGAAGTTTCGCCGCCCGGAGTTGTTACACGTAAACTTGATATTCCACTTGCATCAACTGTGTCGGCATCAATACTTGTTGTACCGTCTTTTAGATTTACAAAGAAGTTATCACCAACTCTAAAGTTACCTATTTGATCCTGTGATTGAAAATAAACAGTACCATTGTTAATTTTTACAACTTCATTTGCTGTAATGTTTAGTGTATTATCATTAGTTACATCTTTACCTACGCCAATGTAAGCAAAGTTATGCGAAATCAAATATGCAAGTGTTTCGTCACCGTCAGCAACAATACCGTAATTACCATAGATACTTGCTGATCCAATTGAACGTAATTCTCCACCTTTGATTAGTACACTGTCACTTCGCCATCTTCCTGGACCGTTAACAATATAGTACGATCTGTTAGCAAAATATGTGAAAGAATTTAACCACTCTACTCTAACACCGTTAGTCATTGTAACAGCATCTACTCCGGGTGTAATAAATGTTACACTATGGAACAGCATACTTGCTTCATTTGTATCGTGATCTAAAACACTTCCGTCAATATAAGCACCGCGACCTGCGTCTCCACTTGCAAATCCTCTTGGATCTGTTGCACTTACTGCACTGCCTTGTGTAATTACTGTTATGTTTCTTATGTATGGAGAACGTGTTGTAACTCTTGCATCTCCGGCGAATCTAAAAGCATGACCTTTGTTGTTTGCACTATCATAGAAGAAGTTCTTAATTGTTAAGTTTTCAACTGTGCTTTCACCGTTTAGTAAAAATGCATCTTCACTTTGATTATCTGTAGTAGGACGTATTTCTACGTTACGAATATCTTGTCCTTTTACTGTAACTCCTACAGGTACTTCTAAAGGAAATTCTTCTTCGTAATCACCTGCATTAACGTAAACAGTATCTCCTGCTTGTGCTCGACTTAGAGCATACTTAATTGTACCTAAAGGACCTTGAGGACTTGTACCACGTCTTGTATTATCGCCGTTAACAGCAACATACCATATTTTACCTTGTGAAAGTGTAACTTCGATTCCGTCAATAGTTACGTTCTCTGCACTAATGACATTATCAACACTGAGTGCTGTTGATTCTAAATTAAATCTTTTTAGATTTGCACCAATATTAAATGTATCTGTAACATCTGGCATTAAATTACCATCAATGTCACCTCTAAATGCTACATTATCTTCATCGCCGTCACCACCGATAAAAATATTTCCATCAAATGTAATGTTACCAGTAGCATGAATATTACCATCTGCTGTTATAGTTTTTGCCGCGGTAATTAATTCAATAGTTCCTGTACCGTTTGGTATAAAATCTACATCTGCATTTGTTGTGTGTGAGCCAATATAATTATTCTGTATGTCAACTGACGATGTTCTAATACCACTAACAACTACTCCACTGCCTGCGCCGCCGGCATGATTAATATTAATATTTCCTGCAAGTGTGCTTATACCGTTTGAATCAAACGCTAAGTCACCTATGTTTAGTTTATTTGTAATTGTAAGATCTTGTCCAGTACTTCTTGCTCTAAGTGTACCGTCAACTGTAAATTCTCTTGGGCGTGTAAGAGTATTAATACCAATTTTTCCATCGGTATGGCCTATGTACAGTAGATCTGTTTCAACTGCAAGGTCTGCTTCTCTTTGTAAATTTGCTTTTAAAAGCGGTCCGGAAATTCTTCCAAGGCTCATAGTTAATACTCCTTAACTATATTTATTGGATTTACTTGTCGAAGTTATGTAGGACTGTTACTGCTTTGCCGTTTGGCACTGGTGAAAGGAATTTAATGTAATAACCGTCTGCGTAAGGACTGTTAGGTCCTGCAAGATTACCACTTGAACTTTGTTCTAATGTGTAGTTTGTGGTTGAAATTTGAAGTACGTTTTCTACAATAACAAATACACTCTGTGCTGAACTTGGCACTGGATATGAACTGTCGTTTGCATCAAGAGGACCAAACACAGTTTCCACACCGTCGCCTGTTCCTAAACTTTGTTGAGTAATAGGTGTAGGTTCTTTAAGTCTAATTTCTTTCCACACACCGTTATCATAAAATTCAACACTGTTATTGTCAGTGTTAAAACGCATCATACCTAATGCAGGAGCAGAAGGTCTATCAGCATTAGCACCAACTGGAACAGTCATTGCCGCATTTGATCTAAACTCAAAGACTCCGTTAGCATTATAAAATGCTCCTTTGCCTCTAAATACACCTCTACGATTTGTTGTTTGTGCTTTTAAAAATTTCATTACACTTCCAAGTAACTAACTGTAGCACTTAAATTATATGGTGCTTGTCCTGTTAAGATAATTCTGTCTCCTGTAGATAATACCATCTTTTCAGTATCAAACGTAAAACTATCAGAACCTGCAACTTTAACTGCTTTTGCAATTTGTGTCTGTGCGCCTACTGTGATTGCACCGTTTGCGGCATCTGCTGGCACAAAATAAAGATCAAATGTTGCATCATTTGCACCTGTTAAATCTTCTGCGGCATGGTTACAAACAACTAATGTAAGAATTGCATACTGTTTATCCGCTGGAACAGTTATTATTGCTTGTTGTGTGTTATCTACTAAAATATTTGCTATTGCCATCGTAATATTTATCCTTACAATAGATACCCATAAAGTAGGGCTCTATTTTTACTAATTAGTTCATCGTTTGTATTATTTGTATTTACAAAAAATAAGCCGGTATTACCTGTACCTTCTGACTTAGAATACAATTTGATTCCATCAGTTGGTGCTAATGGATCTACAATTGGATCGTCAGTTCCTGGAGTTTCTGTAATTTGTAATACATCATTGATTTTAACTGTACCAGTTCCTGGTGCGTCTAATACAATATCTCCATTACTTACAGTTCCTGAAATTGTTTGTCCTACAATTCGTAAGTCATTAAGTTCGATTCTGTCTGGAAAATATGTAGCAATGACAGAACTATCCATCATAAAGTCTACTCTACTTAATCCTACACCATCAGTTGCATCTGTTACTTCAACCTGTGTATTACCATCAGCAATTTTTCTAATTTGCAAATCTGTAAGTGTTTGATCAATAGCACCGTCTACATATGCTACGTTTGCCAATGCCTCGTCGACTCCAATGATAGCAGTTCCATAAGCAGTTGCAGATCCAACGATTGTTACCGGTCTGCTATTTGTGTCAAGAAATAATTCACTACCACCTGTTTGAATACTTGGTGCTCTTATACCTAAATAATTTCCTGCTGTATCTTTGAATGTAAATGTACCAAATGATTGAACTGCTGGAGCATTTGGATTTACATATTCTAAACTTTCGTCAAATAATATCTGTGCATCGTCTAAAGTACCTCTATCGATTCTAATACCTGCTGTAGTTTCTCCAACACCTGCGCCAGTTTCGCCTCTGTTGATTAGTAAGATATTATCTTCAATTTCTAAATTAGTCGAACTTACTGTTACAGTTTCACCTTCAACTACCAAATCACCCGTAACTCTAACTTCACCGACACCTGCACCTGTGTCAAGTCTAATTGATCCGTTGTTTTGAACCTTTACTGTAAAGTTACCATTTGGTACTGAAACATATTTTGACATTTTAAATCCTTAAACTATGTGGGGGATTGCTCCCCCACAATATATTCTAATTATGCATTAGCGAAATCGTCGTCGTCTGTGCCAACTAATATATCGTCGTCACCTGCTTCTTCAACTTGTACTGCACCATCACCTGTAGATGCTGTAAAGTTCCATGCTACTGATGTACCTGTTAAAGCATTTGATCCTGTACCGTCTGGTGCAATTATAGTTGCTTTTCTACCAGAGATTTTAGAAATTTGATATGTTTCTGAATCATCACCTAATACAGTAATTGCCATTTCAGTACCTGTTAGTGCTGTTGCTAATTTACCTGTTGTTAAAAAACGATCATATGTAGTTCCTGGTGTACCGATCGCCGCTACACGAAACTTCTTTGATCCTAATTGTTTTACAATGTAACCTTCAACTACGGCTGAACCGTTGTAAAGGTCAACTTTGATTTCGTTACCGCCTGCTGTAGCCGGTCCAAAATATCTTTTGTTAATTGGTCTTCCCATTTGTTTTCTCCTATAAAGTAGTCCTATCCGGGTTCTATCCGGTACGCTGTGGGTAACAGCATAAGTCCGCCACATATGCGGCACACTATCTGACACAAGTATTTATCTAATTAAACTTAATGGCGAATTTTTAGGGTTTACAGTTAGATTTATAAATTTACGTATAAAATCAAAGCGAGTAGCAAGTGAACTGAACAATTCTATATGCATACCTTGTTGTATTAGTGTGTAACTGTTTTTTCCAATACTTGAATAGTAATCTACACTAATACCATATTCTGGAAATACACCTGTTACAAACAAACAAGTATCTCCTAATTCTTTAGCAGTTAATCTATAGGGTTGTTTTAATGCTAAAAGTGATTCTGCAAATGAAGTTTCTGGTAGGAAGTTTGGTTTATCTATTTTATCTGCAAGAAGCATTACTACATAGGCTTCAATTTCTAAAGGTAATTGATAACCTGTAGTCTCGGATGCCTCCTTGACAATGTCGTAAAAGGCCGTTGTATATTCGTCCTTCATACAATTATTTAGTCAAGAAAAAAGACTCCGAAGAGTCTTTTTAAAATATAAGCAAAATAGGGAGGACTCGGTTATACCTCCAACCCCTCGCCGCAGATACCATTCTGAAACCAGGGAGCCTGTAGCCGCTCGGTAGAGCGATGTGACACAACGCATTTCTGCAACCATGCCTGGGTACCACCCCTTTACAGCCAAGTTCGACGCTCTGGTAAACGCCTCTTCCTTGCACTATATACATCGGACCGCTAAATCCTTTGTAACTTATAATACTAATATAACAAATCTTTGTGAAAAAAGCAATGGTTAGGTTAACCAAAATATATATTTTGAATAGTCAATAAAAAAGGGCGACATAAAGCCGCCCTTTTCGTTTTTGTATAATATCTTATGCGAAAGATACGTTTGATACAGACACTCTTGCCAAGTAGTCAGCCGCATTACCAAGAGATGATGCAGTGTTGTTTAACTCTACATAACCATATCTTGTCATGAAACTCACAACTGGTTCGAATGAAGTTGGATCAAGTACAACACCTGAAGACATTAGCGGAATGTATGGGCAATAGAATGCCGCCGCATCTGATTCTGATGTTCCTTTGTAACCAACAAGCACGTCTGTTGTGTCAGCCGCATATGCATCAACATATACTTTCATTGCACCATTTAAAGTACCTACTAATTTAGTATTAGTTGGTGCTTCGAACGTACCTTCAGTTGTTCTTGCGAACGCTGAAGTTGTTGCAGACTGAAGAACTGTTAACGTATGCGGTGATACCACTGCAAAGTTACCAGCACCACGTCTTGTACGTTGTGCAATTTTGTTAGCCGCTCTGTTAATCATAACAGCAAGTGCCGCGTGTTCGTCACCGACGAATGTTGCAGTACCTGATACAGCATTTTGATCATACTGTACGTCTGATTCAGCAGTACCAGCAAGGTTTCTTAAAGAAGCAAGAACTTCTTGGTCGATTTCAGCAGTAATTTCTTGTGCTAAAGCCGCCATAATTTCTGCCTCAACATCGATACCTTGTTGTGCTTGTGCGTCTTGTGCAGATTCAAAAGTCCAACGAGCACTTAACTTACGTGTCTTCGCTTCGACTGTTTGCTTTAAGATCTGGATTGACATACGCTTTCCTGCTGTACCTTCTAAGGTTGCAGTAGCATCTGCTTTATCCGTAGATCCGCCACCTGAGTAACCAACACCAATTTGGAATGGTGAAAGTGCCTCTTCGCCTGCTGTTACGTCATCGAACGAGTCTGCATAACGTACTCTTAATGTGTGGATTTGACCCACTGGTCCTGTCATAGGTTGAACGCCAACGATCTCGTTAGCGATAACTGTAGGCATAACCCTTCTAATTACCGGTAGGATAACTCTGTTTAAAGTTGCAACGTTACCTGCTGAAGTAGCACCTGCTGTTGCTGTCTCTGCCAAATACTTTTTAGTATTCTCCAAAGTAGCAGACATCACAGATTTCTTCGTGCCTTGTAGGCCTTCAAGTAATGCGCTCTTAGTTTCCTGCCATCTACTTTCTAATAGTTCTGACATTTGATTTCTCCTTATTTTAATCCTGCAAGTCTTCTAATATCTACGACATTATCTGTTGCAGAATTACTTGCGCCATTTCTAACGTTAGATTCTTCTTTATTGCCTGTTACTTCAGTTGCCTCAGTGAGCGTTGCCTTCTTCTTTTCCGGAGTATTACCATCAATTACAGAAGGTAGATACTTGTCAAACTGTTTTTGGATATTAGCAGTTTGAACAGACTCCAGTAAGTCTATCATAATCTCTTTCTGATCTTTGCTCAATGGAGCAGTTAGTTCAGAAATGATATCTTTTCTTTTTGCAGAATCAACAGCAGTTTTAATTTCTGCTTCTTTTGATTCAATTAATTTCGCTTTTTCGTCTGCGATTTGCTTAGTCTCTGCAAGTTGTTTGTCTTTTAACTCAACTACTTTCATCAATTTTGCAGTTTCAGATTTCTCATTTAAGTAAGAATGCTGATATTCATCTGCGAATGTTTCGAATAGTTTACGTCCAAAGTCATTTTTACGTGCCGCATCAATATCTTCTTTAAGAGAAGTAATCTCTTTAGAAAGTGTTTTTGCAACAGTGTTTTCTACAACTTTTGCGCCTTTCTTAATGAAAGACTCTTTAACAGTATCAAAGTGTTTTTTCGCTTCGCGAATTAGTCGAACTTTTGTTTCTGCAAGATCTTTTTTATCTTCATGAAACTCTGCAATTTCTTTTGCTAAAGCCTCTACAACAAATTCCTCAAGTTTGCCAAATTTCTCTGACATTACTTTTTGGTCTTCGTGTAGTTCAGAAACTTCCTTGCCGAGTTGTGCAACAACAAAGTTTTTAAGTAGGTCAGCGTTTTCACGCATTGCTACATGGTACTTTGCTCTTGCTTCTGCAAGTTTGGAACGATCGTCTGCAAACTCTGCAATCTCTTCACTTAATTTGTCATCAAGCATTTTTTCCACGGCTTCAACCATAGTGGCTTTATCGTGTTCATACTTTTGTGCAAATTCTTCGCGAAGTTCTGCTGTGGCTTGCATTTTGTTCTCTTGAACTTTATTGTTCCACGCTTCTTCAATGTCGGCTTTAATTTCTTCCGAAATAGCATTGTTCTCAAAGAGTGATTTCAGTGCTTCCAACATCTTGTTCTCCTTATTTCAATCCTTGTATAATATGTACAAGTGATTCTTTCAAATACTTTTGTGCCTTTGCGTCGCCTTGAACTTCGCGAGCCATATTAAATGCCTGCATACCGCCTGGGGTATTCATCAAATGCTCGTAAATTGGTGTTGGATATGCACCAGGAGCAGATGGTTGAGCAACAATATCAACTGTGATAATTTCGAAATCACTCACATTGTTGTCCTCGTTTACGTTTCCACTACCACGTGATGAGACGCCCAGTTTAACTCCGCTTTCCAGCATTGTTTTAACCAGTTGTCCCATCGGTGTTGGTAATATTTTCATCTTGCCATAACCGTTAGGTCCATCCATCCACATTTCTTTCATCATGTGGGACACACGGTCAAGGTTAATGTTGAGTCCTTCTGGGTGATCTACTTCGCCGAGTACTGAATATCCACCGCTTATCTGATCGTTAAGAGTGTTGACAGCCCTACTGATTTCACTAACAGGATACACACGCTGGTTTGCATTGCGTACACCCCCTTGGATACAAATACCTTTTAAATGAAGGTCTTTGCCGTCTTCAGTAGATTCCAGAACGATCTTCGCCTGGTCGAATGTCAAGTTCTCACGTAATAAGTTAATCACTTAATAATCCTCAACTATTAAGAACCAATGATGCTTTTACCATCGGCTCCAGTTTCGCCTGCGCCTTTTTTCTCTGCGCCATGGCCTTTAGCGTTTGACATTGACTTAGAAGCCTTTCCGCCTGGTACGTTTACGTTCCCTGCGTTTTCTTCTTTAGGAGCACTTGCACCAGTTCCGCCTTTTTCTTCTGCTGAACCTTTAGCAATATTTGCTGTTGTGCCACCCATGTCATTTTTGCCAGCAACTGGTGATTTCGCTTTGTTATCTTCGCCTTTTGGCTCAGCAACTTTTTCTACGTACTCACGCATTTGCTCTGTCTGAGACTTTGTACCTTCAAATGCTGGTACTTCGTCTACGCTAAGTTCGGAAGCAGGCTCAAATGCCTCGTCTTCCTTCTCTTCGTCACCCATGTCATCCATTGGTGCTTCTGAGTCTTCTTCACCTTCGTCGCCTTCTTCACCTTTGTCGCCCATCATTTTTTCAAATTCGGCTTTAAGGTCGTCAAGTGCGTCTTCAAGGTCTACAACACGGTCTTCGATTTCTTCATCGCCTTCTGGCTTGTCTTCATCGTCGCCATCTTCGATGTCAGCCATCATATCGTCTGCTGGATCACCGCCCATGTCGTCATCACCTTCTGGTGTTAATTCTGTTGGAATTTCCTCAGCAACTTCTTCGTCTTTAGATGCTTCGTCTACTTCTTCGTCTTTAGACTCGTCAGTTTTTTCATCTTCGTCAGTTGCTTCGTTAGTTTCTTCGTCATCATTATCTGATGCTTCATCTACTTCTTTTTCATCTTCGTCTTTGTCGTCTTCTTCGTCATCTTTAGATGCTTCGTTGACGTCTAAGTCTTCCATGTCATCTTCAAGTAGATTTTCATAAATTGTTCTTGATTTTTCAACTACGATCTCGTGGAACAGTTCTTCTGCACCTTTGCGATCTTCGTTAACCAATTTTTCGAGCATTTCCTCGAATTTGTTACGATCTGCCATTTTGGTACCTCCTGTAATGTTTTATATATGGTAAGGCTGTCAATAATATTTACATATAATTGGAAATATACGTGGAAAACAGGCTCAAAACGTAGTATTTTGAAACCCGAATGTGATTAGTTGAAGTTTTTCTTGAATTCTTCAACTGTAATATGTGATAGGTTTGAGAATTTTTGTAAACTTTTAGGTACGAAAATGTCTCCTTCTTCTACTACTCTTATATATCTTTTTTTGCTATTTCTTTGCAATATAATGCCAACTTGTCGTTCCCAGTTGCCAAAGTATGTTGCAGGATCTGTTGGTCTTTTGTAGTTAAAAGTGCCTGCATATAGGTTATTTACAAGGTCTCCTGCTTTACCCGAGCCTGTAGTACCTTTAAAATCGAAGCCTAAAATATACATTGTTTCGTTGCCGTGTTCTGTTGCTAAGTCCAACGCTGTAGGACCCGAACTCCATCCTTTAGACGGATTTAGGATTTTAAGATTTTGTATATCTGCAAACATTTTATTGTGGTTTGTATATACTTTATGTTTCTTTTGCCAGCCTGTTTTTGCTATTTCTAATATCATTTTAGCATCAACAGCAACAAGGTGATCAGGTTCAAACTCTCTGTAAAGAGCGTTGCAACCGTAAATGTGTCCGATGTTTCTTAGAGGTTGTAAGTTGATTGTTTTTCTGCTGGTGCCGTTACCAACAACAAACGCCGTTGACATTTGTTAAACTCCCTTAAACTTCAGGTTGTGCGGCGATACCATACATCTGTCTTACAAAATGAAGTTCTTTTTGATTTTCTTCATTGTGAAATTCTGATGCTCTACGTGCTTTGTTAATCTGACGGAGTGTTAATCTTGTTTTGCGAGTATCATCTACTTTAATTACAGACTCATCGTCTTGCGGATCGTAGGACTTGTCCTCAACCGGCTCTAAAGTTTCTTTGTCAAAATAAAATAATTCTCTCAATATCATATTACTATTTAGTCCTATTATGCTGGAGGTGCTTCTCCGCCGTCTACTGGAGGTGTACCTGTTGTTGTATCAGGTGCCGCGCCTGCGCCGCCATCAACTGGTGCTGGTTCTGCTTCAGGATCAACATCTTCCATGCCGCCCATGTCTGCGTCCATTCCTGCACCACTAATACCAACACCACGCATTTCGCCTGCGGCATCAGTTGGTAATGGTTTAAGATTTTCATCATTTTCTTCACGCCACATACGTTCGTTTTCTGCGATCTCTTCTTCGCTTAAACCTAAGAAACGTTTCATTGCATAACGATTTGATAAAAACGGAATTGCTTGGATTTGTGTAAATGTAGGAATTCTAACATTATCAAGTTCTGATTGTCTGTAACTTGCAAAATTCATAGGTGGTTCAATCTTAAGATCGAACATACTAATATCAATATTAACACCTTTTTCTAACAAATAACGTTTGAACTCTTGGTTAAATTCTTCTGTAATAAGATTTTGTAAACGTTCGCAGTACTTGTTAAAACGTAGTTCTTGAATATATGCTGTGCCAACTCTACCATCGTTGTATTGACTTTGTCCTTCGTCTTGTGCCGCACTTGGCAAGTAAGAACTTGGTATACGTAACCCTCTTAATAGTTTGTTTGTAAAATATTTAAGATCATCAATCTCACCTAAGTTAGTACCGCCCGGTAATGTTTCAACTTTAGATCCTCTACCTTCTGCTGTTTGTGGAAAGAAGTAATCTTCGTTAGTTGACAGTGGATTATATGCACTATCAACAACACTCGTAGAACCACCTGTGCTACTTGGAATACGTCTTTGATGAATTTCTGTTTTCACACGTTCGACAAACTGCATTGCTAAGTGTGATGGCATATTACCTACGTCAATATAGAACACACGTCTTTCTGGTGCTCTCTGTGTTCTGTATATAATAATAGCATCTTCAAGTAATTCTTTTTGTTTGTAAACTTTAAAAATAGATTCTAATAGTGAATTACCAAATGGATAGTTGTTGTCTAATCCTTCTGATAATGATAAGTGTACAACGTGTTCAGCATCAATTGCAAATTCTCTTTGTCCTGTTTGGAATCTTGAACCTGCCTGTGAAGTTCCAGTATTTCCTACCATACCTTGTGCACCACCACTTTGATAACCTGTAGCAGGTTGTGAAGCGCCACCGCCTGTTACGTTTCCTGATGTAACATAAGGATCGGTAATTACTTGATCTCTAAAGTTAAAATTAATATCTTTAATGATATACTGTTCTGGTTTTTTGCCTTCTGATTCATTTACAATAATACGAGAAACTTTTGCAGGATCAACATAATACCATTTTTTAGTTTCTGGATCTCTTACAAAGAATGCATCTCCGTATTTGAATACATTACGTAAGATACGAAACATCTTAGTATCAAACTTTTGTAATTTACTCCATTGTTGTAGGTATTGGCTTAATATTTTAACTTCGGTATTTGTTGCTTTGTTATTAAAGTGTAAATTGAAACTTGTGTGGTTAGCAGGATTTTTTTGAGAGCAAAACTCTGCAAGAATATCCAAAGCCGCATTGACTTCAGAATCATTATCCATTACATTATATTGACCATATCGTTCAACACGATTTGGTGATCCAACATATACGTCTGGAAGATAACTTGAATAATTTGAACGAGCAGGACCAGGTTCTGCACCACCGCGACCACTAAATGGACTCATTGTGCCCATACTGTTGTCAGCAGTTGGTACGTTTGTAAAGTATCTTTTCCAACTCATATTATCCTAATCCTTTCAATAAATTACCTTGTAGACCCTTAATTGCACTTAATTGAGCCTTAAGTATTTTATTTTGTTCATATATCAATTCAGCCAATGCATTACTATTATTTACATTTGCAGTTGCTGTCTCACCGCCCGAACTGGTACTTTGTGAAAAGTCTGGCATAGTAGTATCACCGCTTGTGTTTGTAACCGACGGAGCGTCTGGCATTATAGCGGCTGTAACTTGCTCTGGACCATATCCGTCCAATTTTGCTTTTTCTTCTGCTGATAATCCTACTGTTCTATCTTTTCCTTCGGCAATTTTTGCTTCTGCTTCGTCTTCATCATCGTCGCTACCAAACCAACTAAATGGATTCAATGCTTTAATTTTACCCCAAATCCAATCTACAGTATCACCAATCCATCCAAACATTCCGCTAATAACATTGTAGATTGTGGTAATTGGACCTTTTACTTTCTCGTATATCCAACTAAAAGTATCACCTATCCATCCAAACATTGTCGAGTATATACTCCAAATAAATTTAATCGGACCTTGTACCTTTTCCCATATCCACGAAAACATATCACCTATTTTTTCAAAAACATAGAACATCATATCTAATGCTTCGCCTACCCAACTTTTAATTGTTTCCCAACCAAAGATTGCCGCCAATGCCAAACCAATTGCAAGGAATGGTGCTATAATTGGACCCACGATGGCTCCTACAATAGTGCCTAACAATCCGACAACGAGTTTGGTTACAACTATTCCTGCTAAGGCTCCAATAGTACCAGCAATTAATTTTCCAATGTGTTTAGTAAAGAAATCTCCAAACCAACTTCCAAAAATTTTACCAATACTTGCCATTGCCCTTGACAATGCTGGAGCAAGTTTTTCTTCCCAGATCGTTGAAAAGAATTTACCCAAATCGCCATCGGCCGCTTTCCAAGCATCTTTTAAGAACCCTGCGAACTCGTCAATATATACAAGGGCATCTTCCATTACCTTGCCAATAGAATCTGTTAAACCTTCACCGTTATCAGTAAACCATTTTAGTAGATCACCAAACTTGTCGCCTAATTTATCAAGAACACCGCTGTCGAGCAAGGCTTTCATAATCTTTGCTCTAATCTCAGCAATCTTTGTTTCAAAGTTTGCAAGTTGTTTGGTCATCTTGTCACGTTCTTTTTGTTCTTCAGCCATTTTCTTAAAGTCGGCATCTCTGTATTTTGTTGAGAACTTGTTGTATTCTGCCATACCGCTCATCATTTCGCCAAAGCCGTCTTTACCCATTAATGATTGAACCATAGCAGGATCCATTGATTTAACAAAGTCGTTAATCTGTGGACCAAACGCCGCCATCTTCTTGGCATATTCTTCTTGGCTCAAACTACCGTTGGCCATTTGTACTTGCAAATCTTGGAATCCTGGAATTGTTGAAGCAAGTTTTTGTGCAAGTGGTGTTTGTGCTACACCGTCTGCCATGTCTTTGATTGCGTTACTGAAACCAGGAAGTTCTGAATCAACAAACGCAATATTACTTTGAAAGTTTTCTAATGCTTTGCCAGACAGTTTACTTGCCATAACCTGTACGTTTGCTTCAGCACTTTGTTTCTTTAACAGTGCTTCTGCTTCTTTACGCGACTTACCTGTAACTTTTGCAAGTCTATCAATCTGCATTAAATAATCTTCACTGCCTTTTCTTAATTGGTCTTGACTCATGCCAGACAGTCTGCCCTGCATTGCCAACTGATCCATGTATTCTACAGTGTGTTCGTTAAGAGCCTCAAAAGTGAAACCCATGCCCTGGAAATCTTTGTTACTATTTCTTATCTGTCTTGTTAGTTGTCCAAACTGTTTTGCACCTTCTGTGGTTGTGCCTCCTAATAGCATCATGTTTTGTGAATTTTGTCCTACAAATTCTGAAAACTGTGCTACACCCATACCAGCATCAGTTGCCGCTCTGGTTAATCCTAAAACGCTGTTACCAAAACCTGCACCAACTTCTGATAAGTCTCTAAAATTATCAACCTGTCCTTCTAACATACTTGTTAATCCACCAAGTGCATTTCCAACAATAGGAATATGCTGAAGAAAGTCTGACATTCTGTTACCACCGGAAATTAATTCCATTGCTAACCCTTGGGCACTTGTAGCGGCCATTCCAAATGCGCCGGAAACCATGCCGCCTATCATTTTTAGACCTCTTCCAAAATCTTGGAGTGCAGTTGTTGTGTTGTTTATTTCGGCAGTGTATTTTCCTGTGCTTTTTGATGCTTTTTGCATAACGCCAGCCATGCCGCCTTGTGCGCCAGCACCACCACCACCACCGGCACCGCCTGCGCCGCCGCGAGAACTACTCCCCTTGCCTTGTAAGGCACGAAGTATTTCCTTCATTGTTGATTCTTCGGCCGCGTTTTTTGCTTCTACGACGCCAAAACCTGGTATATCTACCTGAACTGCCATTAATTAAGTACTCACTTTATCATACACTATAAATATATGTGCTAATACTATTTAGCAGGAGAAAAAAATGGCAGAAAATAATACACCACGAGGCCCTATACCAATTCAGCCTCAAGGTCAAAACCCGCTGGCAAAACACTTTAGACAGCCTAAGATCTATCTTAGATTGCCTACAGGCGGCAAGTATTGGCCGGAAGGTTCAATTGATATGCCTGAAAACGGTGAGTTGCCAGTCTATTCAATGACCGCAAAAGACGAATTGGTCTTGAAAACTCCAGACGCACTTATTAACGGTCAATCAACTGTTAATCTGATTAAGAGTTGTATTCCAGCAATTAAAGATGGTTTTGCAATTCCAAGTTTGGATCTTGATGCAATCCTTGTTGCAATTAGAATTGCAACCTATGGAGAAACATTAACAATTACTACTGAAATTCCAAACACAAAGATTGAAAAGGAATATCAAGTTAACTTAGTTGAACTTTTAGATACTATGCAAACAAGAGTTTGGGAAGACCGTATTCATAGTCATGGTTTTACATTTATGTTAAAGCCAAGTGATTATCTACAGTTTACTCAAGCGGCTTTAAAGGCATTTGAAGAACAGAGGATGGTTAAATCAATTGACGACTCTGAACTTAATGAAGAAGAAAAGTTAGCGAAGTTTAATGTTAGTTTTCAAAAACTAACACAACACAACTTAGAGATGGTTGTTCAACAGGTTGTTAGTATACAGTTTCAAAATGAAGATATAGTTACCAATGTAAATCATATTAGAGATTTCTTTGAAGGAACAGATGGTGAAATTTTTGAGGCTGTAAAAGCACATCTTGAAAAAATGAAGAACGAGTTTAACATCAAGCCACTTACAGTTATTACTGATGAAGAGGAACGTAAAGCAGGTGCTCCAGAAAAATTTGAAGTACCTATCTCGTTTGATCAATCAAATTTTTTCGCACGTCGATAGCACGTCTGCCTCTTGACCAAATCTTAAAGGAAATTAAACGCCTCGAAGCCGATGCTAAACAGATCAAACATGATACGTTAAAAATTGTTTGGTATATGCGTGGAGGCGTTTCGTTAACAGAAGCATATGAGTTTGGTCCAGAGGACAGAGAAATTGTTAAAAAAGTTATCGACGATAATCTTGAAACAACTAAGAAGTCCGGATTACCATTCTTTTAATTACTGAATGGTAGCGCCTTGTTTTGAAGTGTCTTGGAATCTTGTTCCTGCTTTAGCACCGCCCGGTGCTGGTGCAGTTGTTGCCGCTTTAGATTTTAATTGTTTTGTAATTTGAGCATCTTTAGTTTTTGCTTGAACACCCGGTGATGTTAGTTGATCTTTAACAAGTTTAGCAATGTTTGCTTTTTGAATTTCTTTAGCAAGTTCTTCAAGATCTGGTCTTCCTAAACCCGGTGTGTCAGCACTTACTGCTTTACCAGTTGTCATATTTGTCCATGTCTGACCTACCCAAATATGATCTGCACCGTCTGCTTGTCTAACAAGTCCAATATTTCTACCATCTCTATCTGGTTCGATAGCACCATCAAGTGCAGGATTCTTATCTACAAGTGCGGCATCTTTTCTAACCCATTTAGCAATTTCGTCTTTTGTAGCACGTCTTTCGCCTTTTGCTCCAGCAGTAGCACCACCACCTTGACCACCGCTTGTTGACGCTGTATCCGCGTTAGAACCACCATCTGCGCCTGCTT